ATCAGTATTGATGGTAGGCCCGTTTAACAAGGGTGTTGTCAGTGGATTTGCAGGGAGAACTTCAGCACGTCAGATGATCGGTGCATCCAAGATTCAGGCAGCAGCCGACTTGTATGCCAGTGATTTTGGAGAAATTCGTGTTACCCCAAATCGTTTTCAACGTGAAACTTCTGCATTTGTCTTAGACCCGGAATACTGGTCTGTGGCATATTACAGGGATTTCAAGCAGGAAGAAGTGGCAAAGACAGGTGATGCAATTAAAAGGGCACTGCTTGTGGAATACACACTTATTGCTAAAAATGAGGCCAGCTCAGGAATCTGTGCCGACCTTACTGTAAGCTGATATGCTTTCACCCTCTAAAAAGAGGCTCTTAGACTGGTCGCAGGGGAGACAAGAGATTTTCTCCTACGACCAGCATGAGAACACCTTCACTGTGGAACACAAGGAAGATGTTCAACCCATTATTGAAGTGGCTAAAGATATGAGTGAACTGCAACCTGCTAAGGATTTAAGGCATGCTGCCATAATTCCTAAGTATGTGCTGGATCAATCTTTAAGGGAGAAATGGACACCAAAGGATTGGAAGAAGTGGGCCAATGCTCACGAGAACAAGCCTTTCAGGACGTGGCCCGGAAACCTCTGAGAGTTGCTGTACTTGTACCCTCATTCAGTGGTTTTTGGCCTTACAAATTTGGAGAATGCTTGGCAAATATGGTCCAGCATTTCCAAAGCAGTGAATACGACGGAGAGCACGAAATATCGGTATTTGCCTACGGTGGCAAGGTAATGCCGGAAATTAAGCATCGTCTTATTGGTGATGCAATCGGTTGGGATGCAACCCATATTCTTTTCCTGATGCCGGAGTTGAGTTTTCCACCAGACTCAATACATAGAATGCTGGCAAGAGGAAGGGCAGCCGTAGGAATAAATTACTTACGGGATTATGCCTCAAGAGAATACTCCGCATATCGTGCTGGCATGCCAGTTAAGCCAGACCCGAAACTGCCTGAAGTTGAAGAAGTGGATGGTGTAGCAATGGGGATGGTGTTGATGAATATGCCCGTTTTCGATGTCCTTGATCTGCCGTTCTTCAAGAATGACCAGATTGGTGATACACCGGGCTTTGAGGAGGACCATGTGGCCTTCTGGGAGCAGTGTAAAGAGAAAAAGATTGCATGTGTTATAGATCATAAATTGTCACAGGAAGTTAAGAGTTTGCATCACGGAGAATTATGGCATTAAGCAACTATACGGAGCTGCAAGCATCAGTTGCAGATTTCCTGAACAGGTCAGATTTGACTGATGTTATTCCAGATTTTATCAGGATGACAGAAGCAGAACTGAACAGGGTTCTCCGTACAAGGGAAATGAGTGTCAGGACAAGAGCACCAGTTTCCAAACAATATGTCAAACTGCCTGATGATTTTTTAGGTATGAGAAATATTGAGTTGGTTACTTCTCCAGTAACGGTGCTTGAATATCGTAATCTTGAGAACTTGGATGCTCACAGGGCTTCAGATGCAACAGGCAAGCCTATCTTTTATTCAATAATGCAGAATAACATAGAGTTTGCCCCTGTGCCTGACAGTGAATATACACTGGAAATTGTTTACTACCAGAAGATACCGCAACTTGGGACTGAAGTAACAGAATTTACAACAAACTGGTTGCTTGACTCCCACCCTGACATTTACCTCTATGGGTCCCTGATGCAGAGTGCACCGTACCTACAGGCAGATGAAAGGATCGGTGTGTGGGCAGGAAAATTTCAGCAGGTACTTGAACAACTCAAAACTTCCGATGAGAAAGCACGATTCTCAGGAACAACTCCAACAATAACATTTTCATCATTTGGATAGGATAATATGGCAGGCTTCACTAATTACTTAGAAGATAAAGTTATAAACCACCTTTTTGGGAGCACTTCGTACACAAAACCATCAACTTGGTATGTTGGTCTGTTAACCGCAGTTCCTTCCGACAGTGCTGCTGGCACGGAGGTCAGTGGGGGTGCTTATGCTAGGCAAGCTCTGGCATGGACAATTACTGGTTCCGGCACAGCACAGGCAGCTACAAGTGCTGCTGTAACTTTTCCCACTGCAACGACAGACTGGGGAACAGTACAGTGGGCAGGAATTTATGATGCTCTTACGTCAGGTAACTTGTGTGCCTTTGTTGCTTTAACCAAGTCAGACTTTAGTACGGCAAACCCGAAAACGATCAACAGTGGGGACATTTTTAAGATTGACTCAGGGAACCTGAAGATACAGTTAGACTGATATGATAGGTTACGGGTCTGCCCTATTTGGTCAAGGGACTCACGGAAAAGGGGTAATGCAGGGTTGGGTAGGAATTACCCAGCCTATTTCGACTTACTACTCTTCTGGAGTTGCAGAGAATGACGGGTTCGTAAGTGTTAAAGCAACTTCCACATTCCAAGTATTTGGAGGCCTGACATTAGGTGCTTACGGGTTAATATCTGCAACAACTGACAGACAGGGGAAACCTGATGCCCAATGGTTTGGTGCAGGAGTTAGTAACACAACAACTACAATGCAGGCATTTGGCTACATGGCTTGGGACTCTCAGTTGGTTGATGAGACAACATGGACAACACAAACAATAGATTAGTATGGCAAACACAACAAACTTTGCAGTAGAAAAGCCAACAGTAGGGGGATATAGAAATTCTTGGGGTGGCACCCTCAATGTGGCACTTGATAAAATCACGGAGCTTCTGGCACTGGCACTGCCTATTGGGACCATACAGATGCACACGGCAGCAGCAGCACCAACTGCAACCGGGAATGGTGGCACATGGTTAATCTGTGATGGCACAGCAATCTCAAGGACTACTTACTCGGCTCTTTTTAGTTTAATTGGCACTACTTATGGTGTAGGAGATGGTTCCAATACTTTTAATGTGCCGGATTTACGTTCAAGATCACCGATAGGGTATAACACTGCTAGTCTCTCAGGCCGTTCAACAAGAGCAATAGCAGCAAATGGTGGCACAGAAACACATACATTACTTGATGCCGAAATACCGAAACACACTCATCCAATAACTGATTCAGGGCATATCCATGCTACTACTGAAGCAAATCACGAACATACTGGCACAACTGCATCATCAACAACTGGGATAACTATTCCAGATCACCACCATCCTCTTCCAAGGTTCACTGCATGGGGTGACGGAAATTATGGTACCAGCTTTGAAAATGGTGGTGATGCAGCAGATACAACCACTGGGACAGCATCATTGACACCCAATGACTCCGGGCACACTCACAGTTTTACAACTGGTGGTTCAAAGACAAACCTGACTATTAATAATGCAACTACTTCTATCACAGTTAATGAACAAGGATCAGGAGATGGGGCACATAACAATGTGCATCCGTTCTTGGTTGTCCAGTATATCATTTTAGCAAAACACCCTACGTTCTAATAATATGGCAACGATAACCTATATAGTAAAAGTAGCATCGGGAAAGTTTACGATTGACGATGCAGTAGCACCCAAACTAACATTCCGTGATGGAGACACCTACGTTTTTGACCAAGCAGATAACAGTAACTCTGGGCACATACTTCAGTTCTCTGCAACTGCAAATAACTCTGGATCGAGTGAATATACAACTGGGGTCACAAAGACTGGCACTCCCGGCAGTGCTGGTGCTAAGACGACCATCATAACTTCAGGATCAACCACAGACACCCTGTACTACTACTCTTCAGGTGGAGGAGATCACGGATCAGAGTTCTCCAATTCAGGATTCAAGACCTCATCGAATTTTAACTTCCTCAAGCCTATCATTGGAGGAGCAAATACAGCAGAGAAGTGGGGTTCAATGGTCAACCATGCCATCGACCAGATAGACCAGAATATTTCGGCTCAAGACTTGGATGGTGCAACCGACTCTGGAACAGTTGCAGTTGATCTGGACACTCAATCCCTCACAGTTGCAGGAAGCAATGGAATTGCAACATCAGGATCAGGTCAGACAATCACTGTCTCTGGAGAGGCACTGGCATTTCAGGGAGAGCCACACATAATCCCTAATGTGCTGTACCCTGCGGTTGCTGGCAAACTCCTAGATGGCTCAACCTCTCACTCTGGTGCTTATGGAACTGCACAAGCAGATGGTTATAGCTACTACTACACAGACATCAAGGGAAGCAAGCCTATCAAAGACCCTAGAATTGGTGGTCATTTTGGGAGTCAGAGACATAAGTTTAAGTCATTGCAACTACTGGAACAGGAGACTGCAACACATGGGTATAATTGTTATAGTGTTGTAGATAATCCTGTATTGGAATTTGA